GTGAGTGGGTTGCCGATCCTCTCTATGTCCCCACCGGAGGGCTCCCTGAACACAATCTCGAGCACGCTCTCGCCATTGGCGATGACCGGCTTCCTCAACTTCAGCTTGCCGTCCCAGGCCGGAGCGGCGGTTGCCCCATTGGTCTTGGGCGGCTTGCTCTCCGCGGCGACTTCCTCGGCACTCTTCTCGACTGGGATGAACGCCGTCGCTTCGGTGGTCTTGGTCTTGTCGTCCATGATACTCCTCCCTCAAGCGCCCACTACCCAGTGGGCGGATTAACGCCTCCGCTGCCGATCACCGGGCCAGAGCCGGAGGTGTACTCCTGGCAGGTAATGCCCTCGAACCTCACCCTGGTCTGACCCTCCCTGGTGTTAAGCTCGAAGGCTGCTCTGGTCCACGCTTCCTGCAAGACGTAGACCATACCGTTGGCCAGCTCGGCCGTGATCGTGGAGTTGGTCACCTGAGCCAGCTGCTCTACGGAGAGCCCAGGCACCAGGGAGACGTCACCCTCGATGTAGGGTACGCGCGGCAGCTCAGAGAAGCCGTGCACGTAGTCCTGGCCAGCGATGCCAGCCCGCTCCAGGGGGGTGGGGCTGACCGTGAAGTTGCCTCTGAGCGGATAGAGGTCAGCATCGACCTTTAGGTAGGCGACACCGGCGATCCTTTGACCCATGGTAGTTCTCCTCGTTTTAGATTTACTGAGATGACTTGCGGCGCGAGATCGCTCATTCCTCGCATTAAGTGTTTTTCGGCATTACCCGGAGCCTACACCGCGACTAACTAGACGCCGGCGTTGCCGAAACCCTCGATGATGGCCGTGTCGACCCCGCGGTTATACTGGAGCCTAAACTGAGCCAGCACCGCGAAGATGCGCAGCTGGTTGATCAGGTCTGGCGGGTAGAGCACGTTGCACCTGTTCGGATCATTCGGGTCACGCTCTACGATCAAGTTCTGCTTGAACGCGGCGAGGTTCTCCACCAGACCATTCCACATGTCAATCGAGTACTCCGCGATCAGCTCACCCTTGATGATCGACGGAGTCACGATCGCCTGACCAGGTCCGAACAGAGTGCCGTCGTCGGCCAGCTTTGACCTGGGATACTTGCTGGTGATCGCGCTCCTCTGGTTGCGAATGAGCTGAGCCAAAGTAGACAGTGTGGTCACCAGCTCATACGCGTCATCGGCATATCCGTAGTCATTGACCTGATACGTCGTCGACTCTCTCGCTATCATGGGCACGTTGTCACCCTGGACCGTTCGCTGGGTCGCTATCCCAGAGGAGGCCAGGGTATTCAGCTCGAGCAGGTTGAACCTCTGGTGGATGGGCGCCGGCAGCATGCCCTGGAGATGGAGGCTCTGGAGCGGCCTGGCCGGGTCATTGATCAAGGCCCTGGCCGCCTTGGAGGCGTACGCTGCCGTGATCTCGTAGCACGGCGAGGGCACCTCCGGCTCTATCCCGAGCACTGAGATGACCGGGCTATTCATGGTCAGCCCCCAGGTCACCAGGGTGCTGTAGGTCCCTCGCTTGGCACCGTAGGTGCTCCCGAACAGCTGGCGCATCCAGCCCCACCGCCCGTTGTCGCTGAAGCCATACTCCTGGTCCCACTGCGAGCAGGTCGCGGAGTCAGTGAACGGCTGGGCCACGTAGTCAAACTCAACCTCACCGAGGTTGGTGATGCCATTGGTCGGGTCTGGGGTCCCGGTGCCTCCGGTAAGCTGGAAGCCGGAGTATGTCAGCGCCAAGCCAACGGGCAGCTCCTGGCCTCCAACCTTGCCGTAGAAGCTGTCCATCATGGTGATCTCATTGCCACCGACGCCCATCCACTTCGCGGTCAGAGTGACCACGGCCGCGGCGGCGGTCGCAGTGATCGGCAGGTCCGCGTTCTCGTTGACGTTGTCCTGGATGGCCGTGGCGATATCATTGACCGTCTGACTCGGGATGATGTTAACCGGTATATGCGTTCCAGCCACGTACAGGTCTATGGTACCAGCCTGGGTGGCCGCGGAGGAGACCGTGATGGTGCCAGAGGCAGCTTGACCTCCAGGCGGCTCAGCGAACGGCAGGGCCCAGACCTCATTGGCGAAGTTGTTCAGGAAGTACGCCTTGAACATATTCGCGAGCTCGCTGCCCTGGCCAAAGCTGGCGTTGGCGTCCATCTGCCGACCGATGATCAAGGGCACGTCCGGCACGGCTGTGCCATTCAGGGTCGTGTCGGTCTGAGCGGTCATCATCGTACCTACGAGCAGAGCTCGCTGGTGAGTGATTGGGATGCCAGCCATTGATGGATCGACCTCGACCCAATACAGCGGCTGCTTCCAGTTCGAGGGAATATTATTGAAGGAGATGGGCATGATCGGGGTCCTTTCGTTACCAGGCTGCGTCAGTCATGTAACTGACATGTGGGGCTCTCATGCACCAATCTCCCCACAGCGTCATCTTCATCGCTAGTGCGTCGATCTGGAACATGCTCTTGACTGGAGTCGCTAGGGTCCCGCCAGAGACGATGTCCGCGGGGGTGGTATCCTCCTGGTGGAGAGCGGCCACCCTGGAGACTGAAAACTCAGGCGAGCCAATGGTGGTGGCGAAGCTCCCAGGCTCTATGCAGACGACGGTCTTGTCCGCGAGCGCTGCGCTACCAGCGACTGGAACCACATCGCCGGCCGGCGTCACGCCGAACTGGCCTCCGGCAAAGAACCTCATCGTGATGGCTTGAGCTGGGGCGGCCACGAACACGGCCCTGGCGCCACCTCCCCTGCTCGCGATGTCGGCGACGAGCGAGCCCACATCCACACCGCAGCTGTCAAAGGCGGAGCCGGATGAGGAGCCCACGACCGGCGTCACCCCATTGAAGATGCCTGGAGACTGGGCCGTCGATCCTGCGTTGGTTGAGAAAATCGCCGCATCCAGAGTGATGCCGGACGCCTCCGTCAGGAGGGTCCTGAGCACATCCTCTATGTTGGAAGTCTCGCTCATCTCCCTGGTCACGGAGACTATGACTTCGATCTTCCTGGGTCTCAGCGTACCCGCGAACAGGTTGTACTGCCTGACCTGAGCCGGCTTGCCCTCTCCGACGAAGGAGCCGGCGTCGGCCGGGGTGAGGGCTCTCCCTGGGACGGCCACGCTGGCGTAGCGACCCATATCGATGAACAAGGCGCCCTCGGCAATCAGCTTGCCTACGGCGCTCATGGCCACGATGTCTTCCACCGCCTGCGAGACGCTGTGGGCCGCCAGAGGTCCGGCCCACGCCGGATCGGTCACCAGCGCTGGTCCAGAGGCGGCCCTCAACAAGAAGGGCACCACCATATCCTCCGGGTACATGCGCTTGGCTGCCTCCTCCGGCTTGACGCCGTCGACGTAGCCCTTGAGAACGGCCGCAGCGGATCGCCATACGTGGCTAGCCGGCCGCGGCAAGGCGATACCAAGTCTGCGGTCTTCCTTCATGGCCCTACTCCTCTGACTTTTCTGACCTGTGCTGGCGCTGCTCACGCCTGACCTGACCTATCGGGCGCTGAGGCTGGCTCTCCTCGATGACCGTTATGTCACCGTCTCTGATCCGCCTCCGCGTGAACGAGTCGTCAGGCCAGTGGGCTGTCCCGTCGGAAGAGAACTTGATGCCGCTGGGATGCTTGATGGCCTTGGCAATCACTTCGTCTCTGGCCTTGACCTTCATAGTGGTGCTCCTTCCCCTAGTCTATTGGAAAGTCATAGTTGACCTCAATCTGGGTAGACTCGTGGGCCTCGGGGTCATAGGGCCACGGGTAATAGACTGTTTCCCTGATCTTCTGGAGGCTATCCGGTATCACCGGAGGCCACAGTGTTCGATAAGTGAACGAGAGGTCCATCCTGAGCTCAGCGATTGGGACGTCGTTATTCAGTCCGGCGTTGCCGAAGGCGTGGACCCTGCTGCCCCTGGTGCACGCCTCTATGCGAACAGGGTCGAATGGAGCCGGCATTGCGAATACGTGCCAGTGCTCATCGGTCAACATGTTCATGATCGCCCAGTGAGCCACGTCCAAGTTGTGCTCGGCCGCCTCCGGGTCATTGGATATGACGATGATCTGAAAGCCCATCCGCAGCGCGTGAATGAACTTGGGGCAGCCGGCGTCCGGGTCTCCGTCTGGGCTCAGGGTCTCCTCAATGATGTAGACCCCTGCGTACGGGATACTCTGGGGCTGGATGTTCTTGGCCTTGGTCGAGGCCCACTTCACCACAGACTGAAACGTCTTGACCTGCTTCATCTTTGCCAGCCAGCCATCTCGAATAATCACCGAGTAGCTGTTGACGTCCGGCGTCGGCAGGGGGAGGAGCTGGTTCATTAGCTCACCGCTGGTGTGTCAAACTCTGGGCTGTCTACCGAGAACGATCCGTCGATCACCGTGATAGCAGGGCTATCGAACACTGGCTCACCGACGAAGTAGTCCTCGACGATTGGGTACACAAACTTGTCCGCCATCACCCGCCTCAGCGTCAGCGTCAGCTCCCCGCCGCCGTCGGCGAACCCGTTGATGTCAAGCACCTCGAACACTCCGCCCTCGATGGTGCTGTTCGGATCGGGAGGGATGTCTATGAGGTCATCCTGGGCAGGCCACACCGCGAACTCTATGGTCCTGATGTCCAGGATGGTCCTGCTGTTGCTGATGATGCTCCCGTCCAATCCGGGAAAGTCCATTCCGTCTGTATCGAAGATGCCTCTGGCCGCGTATGCTGGCGCGCCCGGCTGGCTGGCATAGGGGGTGACCGTGATCGGCCTGGCGTACATGTTGTACAGCGGCAGCTGGAGCTGGTTCGACCAATCTACGCCCATAGGCCGCCCTCCCCTCTTCCAAAGAAGTGTGCGAGTGCCCTGTAGGCGTACTTCTCCACCTGCTTGGCCCACAGCACTCCGGTCACCGAGGTAAGGACGTGGCGCCTTCTCCTAATCGGCCGGTTCATGATGCCGGGGTGGGGCCTGTTCCTTGACCTGATCGCAGCCGCACTGTTGTAGCCGAACCTAACGCAGTCATTGACAATGTGGTCGCTGCGCCTGATGAAGGTCTCCGCGAGCTCCTCGAGCTCAGAGGCGTCTACGTATGCGAACTCTGTCATACCCAGTGCCTTATGTACTTGTTCATGATAGTCTGCGCGGCCTTCCAGGTATCTGGAAGTCCGATGGCGCTCATCATGTTCGGCCCATAATATCCGATGCGGCTCTCCTTGTGCGACATCTGCCTGACCCCGAACAGGCTGGGGTCTCTGGACCACGCCGCGTAGCTCTCCTTGAGGATCGCCTCCATGACAAACTTGAGCGGGCCAGGGCAGTCATCTGGAAGCTCGTACCCGCCTGAGTATATGACGTCGACCGTGTCGTACCAGCCACCGCAGTCTGGCCTCAGGTACAGCGTGCCGGTGGCCTCCTCCAGGAACCAAGTCAAGTTGGCGCTGGGCATGAGATCGGTCAAGATGCCGCTGCCATCGACCGTTGTCGTGATCGACGTGATGTCAGCGAGCACCACCGGCCACCTCGAGAGGTACAGCCTGCGGGTCATCGGCACCCAGGCATCGTTGAGTTGGTAGAAGGTCTCATCGACGGCCTCGTAGCCGAATACCCTGTTGCACATCTTGGCGATGGTCTCAGATAGATCGGTAATCAGCACCGTGAGCAGCTCATCCTTGGACGTGTCCGTCGGCGGGATGAGCAGCATGGTCTTCATCTCGGCCAGCGTGACGAAGTCATAGGAGGTCGCCGGTGTGATGACGTTGAGTAGCTGCTGCATTACTCGCCTCGCTCTACCTCGTACTGGCGAAACATGTCCGCCAGGTTGATCGTTGGTCCCACCGTGCCGTCGCTCATGTGCACCTTGAGCGTGAAACCTTCTACCTTGACCCCAGCCCAGTGCGGGGCGCTCTTACCCTGCTCTCCTCTCGGCCCAGCTGGTCCTCGCTCTCCTGGGACGCCCTTCTCGCCGCGGCGGCCAACCGGTCCGCTCTGCCAACCAGGTCCAGGGACAGAGCCAGGGTCATCGCGCTTAGCGACAAACCAGCCATAATCGAGAGTGACCACGTCGAGGCGACGATAGCTCTCGCCTGCCTCGTAAGTGCCGCGGATATTGAAAGATAGGCCGGGAGCACCAGCCGCTGCGATCTGTCTCCAGTCCTCGCTGGTGCCTGGCTCCTTGGCTGTGTCTCTGACCGCCTGCCAAGTTGAGCCCAGGTGGGTGGCGATGTCACTCTGGTAGAATATGCGATCAACAGTCCAGGGCACGACGCGATCAAGCTGACCTTTAGGTCCGATCTCTCCTCGGTCTCCGCGCTCGCCCTTCTCGCCTTGAGCACCGACAAGACCTCGTTCGCCGGGAGGTCCGTTGCGGCCGGGTTCACCAAGCTCGCCCCGCTCCCCGCGATCACCCTTGTCACCCTTCTCTCCGCGCTCTCCATTTAACCCACGGGCTCCCTCGGCCCCGTTGCGACCAGGCTCACCTGGCTCTCCGCGCTCTCCGCGTAGGCCGACGCTACCGGTCTCTCCCCTCTCTCCGGGGAGACCTTGCTCGCCTCGCTCTCCGTTGCGACCCGGCTCGCCGCGCTCTCCCGCTGGGCCAGGCTCGCCGCGCTCTCCAGGTTCGCCCTTAACGCTAAGGCCTGGTGTTCCGTCGGCACCGTTACGACCTGGCTCTCCAGGCTCACCTTTCTCTCCGACTGGGCCGCGCTCTCCTGGGAGGCCAGGTGCGCCCTCATCACCTCGAGCCCCCGACTCGCCGACAGGGCCAGCCTCTCCGGGGACACCGGCATCGCCCTTCTCGCCCTTCTCACCCTTCTCACCTCTCTCGCCGCGTGGACCAGGCTGGCCGTCTTGCCCATTGCGGCCAGGCTCGCCAGCTGGGCCAGCGTCACCGGTCTCGCCCTTATCACCTTTGTCACCGGTATCTCCTCGCTCTCCATTTCTGAGGGAGGCCAAGGCCCTGACGAGCTCGGCCTTAAACTCAACTACGTCTACAATCATCGCAGACAGTCTGGCCTCGGCCTTGGCCATAAATTCATTGAACCTGGCCTCCTTGAGCTCATTGACGCGAGTCAGCTCAGAGGCGGCCTCTCTGCGAAGATCGGCGATGGCCTGGGCGTGGACCTCAATGATCTCATCCGAGAAGCCTCCGCTGCTCCCATTCGATTTGTCGTACTCTATTTGAGATCGTTCTTGTGAGTGCGTGTTTTCTTGCATCTTGATCCTGGCTCCCTTGCGGCACCGGAGGTCCAGTAGGCCCTGGTGGATGCGGTGCTGACGGAGCGGCTGGCGATGCTGGGATTTTTTCCGCTGCGCTCAGCGGAACCACTTGTTGTTGCACGCGCGGCTCATCTCCAAACTTAACACTATCGAGGCTCTCCCTGTTGCGTGCCTCGTTGGGCGAGTAGATGCCGCCCTGCACGCCCCTGACGAGACCCTCGATGCGATCTTTAAAAGCCGATCGCAAAAGTGCCTCAGTACTAAACTCAACGTACTCATCGGGCTGACCTCTGAGGCCGAAGGCCAAGCCAAAAGCCTCCTCGACGTGGTTGAGGCAGAAGCCCAGTCCGGTGGAGACCCACGACTGCATGAGCATCTCGGTGCTGCCCATGGTGCCTCTGGTCGGGATGCCGACGAGCTGGGGAGGAACGCGAAACGCCATGGCGATGTCTTGGTCACTGAGCTTGAGCACCTCGGCCAGCTGGGCGTCTCTCCAGTTCGTCATCGGTATCTGCTGTGGCTTCAATCCACCGGTCAGAATCGGTGTGCCTCCGGTGTTCTCCCCGGTGGTCTGCTCATTCCACCTGTCTCTCAGTGCGCTGGTCTGGTCCTTGTCCAGCGTGAGGTCCGTGGAGAGCACGAAGCCCGGCTTGGCCTGGCGCTGATAAAACATAAACTGCTGCTGCCTTATGCTCGTGCCGGTCATAACATCGAGGTAGGCGCTGCACAGCGGGCTCTCGCCCCGCAGGGGATTTCTCAGCTGGTCGCAGTGAAGCTTGATGTGGAGCACGTCCCTGGCCGGCACGGTGGACAGCGGCCCGAACCTATTCTGGACCACCCAGTTGCCTCCGAGCGAGTAGTGGACCTCGCCGCTGCCATCGATCAGGGCGCGGCAGTACCTGTTGTCCATCAGGTGGAGCTCGGTGATCTCATATCTAGCATTTCGCATGCACAGCGCGTAGGCGTTGCCCTCATAGTAGAGCTGGCGAACGGCGTTGAGCAGGAAGTCTGAGATGGTCTGGTAGTCATTGGGCTGCCGCAGGATGCGGCTCAGGGCTGAGGTAGTCACCCGGTCGCGGCCGCCCTTGCCGTTGGCCTTCCAGTGGTCACCTGGACACATGGCCACGGTCTGAGAGTACGCGGACAGGCAGGCCTCGATGATGGCCAACTGGCCTCCCGCCAGCCACGGCGTGTAGCCATTCTGCCACCAGTTCATCGAGTTGCCGACGTCGCCGGGCAGCCAGCCGTGGGTCACCGGGAGGTACCACGGTCCCGGACGATATTCGCCCTCGGCCGCCTTTGCGACGACCGAGAGCGTTCTCGCTATGACCTGTCTGAGGCCCATTGACTACTCGCTGCGGGTGTGGGTTGACGGGCGGGCTGTGGACTGTCTCGTCTCATAGCCCTTCCCGCCGCTCTCCGCGGCCATCTCCCGCTGCCTGGTGGTCCCGAAGCCGTGATCCTCTGGGCTGCCGTCCTTGGCCAGCTCGACGTGGTGGCCGAGCTTGGCCAGGTCTGCCTCCTCCTGGGTGGGAGTCGGCGTGCCGCGGTTCTTCTCTCGCTCGGCCATCTGCTTCTGCCTGGCCTCGCGCTCCTCGCCCAGTCTCTTCTTGTCGGCCTCCATGCGGGCCCTCGCGTCATTCTTGTCTGCCATGTCTGGCTCCTATGTTAGGGGGATGAGTGTGGGCTCACCCCCACGGGTGGAAACTTTTTTAGTTTCCAGGTGGAAACTTTTTAGTTTCCATGGAGACTTTTTAGTCTCCAGGTGGAGACTTTTTAGTCTCCAGGTGGAGACTTTCACCAAGCGATGCCGGTCATCCAGCTGACCACCGGACGTCGCATGATCCAGTTCATCCGCATGATCAGGCGGAGAGCCAGAGAATCGGTCTGCCACATGGACTTGACCGGAGTAGCAGCCACCGGAGTACCAGCTGGGCCGGACACGATGTCGGCCGGAGCGGTATCCTCCATGTGCAGAGTGGCCTGGTCGCTGATCTCCATCCGCGGGCCCTCTTGGCCAGCGGTGGTGAAGTCGGCGGCATCCACCATGATGGCCATGCCCGGAGGCACGGTCGAGCTCTCGATCAGGGCCGCCTTGAGCAGCTTGCCCGCATCGAGCATTGCCATGAACGGGAAGAGACCGACGACGCCGGTCGGGCTGATCAGGCTCAGTCCCAAGGTGTCCGTCGGGTTGAGCAGGATCGCCGGCTTGCGCACGTTGCCATTGGTCTGGCTCAAGAGCGCCCCGTACAGGGCCTTGTAGTCCGCCACGAAGTTGGTGAACGGGTCGACGGCGGAGGGGGTAAGCCCCGCGCCGTAGGACCTCAGGCCGGGCGGCCGGATCACGGTAGCCACGTTGTTATCGAGCAGCACCGTGTCCAGGCTGATCGCGGTGTCCTCAAGAATGGCCTGGCGCAGCAGTCCCTCGATCGCCGGGATGCTGTACTCGTCCATCTCCCTGGTCCAGGTGGTGATGACCGCCATCTTCTTTGGGGTCAAAGTTTGCGACGCGAAGGCACCCTGGCGCACCGGGATGGGCGCGCCCTCTCCGACAAAGCTGCCGGAGATCGATGGCGTCAGGTTACGAGTGGGGATGACGATGCGGCCATTGGCCCCAAAGGTCAGCGAGAGCCCCAGCGAGGCCAGCCGCGGGTGGACTGACTGCGGGAGCAACACCTCCATGAAGTCGGCCCACACGGTGCGGACCAGCTCCTGGGCCCACCCGGCCACCGTCGTCTCCGCCGGAGCGGTAGCGGCGCGAAGCACCAGATCGGACACGATCTTGGTCACCTCATCCTCGCCGTAGATTTTGTGGCGGGTCTCATCGATGCTGCAGTTGTCGGCCTTGCTCTTCATGCGAATGAGCGCGGCCCTCCACAGGTAGTCGAGCGGGTCCGGCTTGCTGCGAGTCTTGATGATGGTGGCCACCGCCGGAGGCGCGTGACCGTTGGCACCCTTGGCGGCGACCTTGCCCGCGTCCTGGGCGCCGGCGCCGTTCTTGGCCTCGATGGTCTTGAGGCCCGTGATGTGCCGCTGCTTCATCTCGATCTTGGCGGTGAGGTCCTCGGTGAGAGCCATTCCCTCCTCGGTCGGGTTGTCGTCGTCCATAGTCTCGAGGTGCTTATCGAGCTGGTCCTGCAGGGCGAGCAGTCCCTTCTCAGCCTCCGTAATTCTTTGAGAGAGCAACATTGGTTTCCCCTCTTGTTGCTGATTGTTGACGGGATCGGCATGCTCGCCACTCTTGGTACCTGACCCAGCTCCCCGCTTCTTGCCGGCGTGCTCGCCTCGGGCTGATGAGTCGAAGTCTCTTCGCTTGATGTCCATGTCGGCATGCTCGCCGAACGCCATGCGAAGTGTAGACTGGCTGACGCCCAGGCTCTTGGCCACAGCCAGAGCATTAGCGTTAGCCGGAACGGCGACGAGGCTGCACTCAGCGAGCTCGTGCCGCTTGTACCTCACGCCGAAGTCACTGCCCTTGATCGGCTCGTACTCCAGCGGCTTGAACCCGACGCTGACCGCCCGAAGGATGTCGGCGTCGACCAATTTCCTGATCTCATCGATCCTGGCGCTGGTCCCCTTGGGCGCCAGCACTAGGTGGCCGCGAAGGCTCCCGTCCTTGGCCCCGACGTTCTCCCACCTCCCGATGGGGAAGGTCTTGTCGTGGGCGAACAGTGCGATCGGATTGTTCTTAAAGTTGTCCAGCTCCCAGCCCTCGACGTCGATGACGTCACCGAACCTGTCCGGTGACGCATCGCTCATCACGAACTCCATGCCGGTGGCCTTGGTGGCGTGGG